CTACGCAGCCCCTGCCTTTAGCCCATCCGTCATTTTGCAGTATTGATCAGGCAACAAACCGCCTTCCTGCTCTACCCAGCGGCCATACGTTCGAGTGATCATGGTCGTATCGGTATGTCCCATTTGCTTTGCCACGTACATCGCGTTGGCGCCCGTCGATAGCAGCGTCGACGCAAAGGTGTGCCTTGTTTGATACGGATTTCGGTAGCGCACCTGGGCCTTCTTGATCATAGCTGCCCAGAAGAGGCTCAGGCGCTGCGTGTTGTCCCAGCCCTGGCCAGTGGCCGGATCAAAGAACACAAGGCCGCCAGCGAGGAAGCTATGTTGTTTCTGCGCAACCAGCGCCTCGACAGCGCCGCGCCGTAGGTCGACCAGGCGGCGGCCGGCGCGCGTCTTCAACTCATCTCGGGATTCGCCCATCACGCGCGAACGCTCCACTTTCGCTTTGAACCCGGCCCAGTCGATGGATTCCCAGCGAAGCGCGATGTACTCGCTCGGGCGCATGCCCGTGTAGAAGGCAAACTGAAAGACGTTCCTGGCCTGGCCCTGGGCCGCCCCAAGGATGGCCGTAATCTCTTGCGCGGAGAAGGGGTCCACTTCGTATTCAGCCTTGTACGCGTCGCGATCTAGCGTTTTTTGCAACTTCACCCGGTCTAGCGGGTTGCTATCGATCAGGTCGTCGTTTATCGCCAGCTCCAATGCTCCCCGGAGCGGGATAAGAATTTGACGGACAGAGGTCGCCTTCAGCGAAAGATCGACAATCCAGGTGCGCAGCGCGGCCGGGGTAAGGTCGGTGAGCAGGGTATCGCCCCATTGCCCCAGCAGAATTTTGTTGAGCACGCGCTTGTAGCTTTTCAAAGTGCTGGGCGCTAGGATGCGTTCATAGATTTCGAATTGCTGTTTAAGCAAATCGCCAACGGTCACATCCTTGCCCCGCGGCTGTAAGCCGAACTTCTTCAACTGCGTCGACTCGGGGAAGTACTTGGCATAGCTGAAATTGCCCAGTGCGATTGCATTCAGGATCTCGCCACGCAGGCGCTCGGCGTATTTGATGTTTGCTTTGCTATGCGCGAGCTTCAGCGTTTCCCGGCACTCGGTGCCCCGGTACATAAATTTTATGCGGATCGATTCGCTTTGGACGCCCGACCGGAGTTCGACGCCTGGCGGGCTGGACTTGTTTGTTCCCATTTTGCTACCCATTCTTCTACTGCCGGCAAGTTGATCCACAGCCGGCCATCCACAATTTTGCATTGATTGCCGTCGAGCCATTTGCCGGCCTTGCGGCGGGCCTGGACGGAATCGACGGAATCACCTGATATTTCGACGTAGCGCTCGAGCTTTACCCAGGCCAGCGGCTGACGCTCGGCTTCTGCCTTGGCCGCCGCCGCGCGCGCATTGCGCTCGATGGTCTCGACCAGCTTGGCCACCATGTCGTGCTCGCTCATGTTCATGGAGCGCTCCCGGCTAAGAGACTAATCATTTTTCATGCTCCAAAAAGGTTATTTCGCTGGGCTGGCGCGGTGTCGCGTCGCCCATCAGGTAGATCACGGAAGACACGCCGCCACCCAACACCTGGGCGCCCATGGCGCGCAAGTGGTGCTGCTTGCCCCTGAACAGCACTGGCTGGCAGGTGTGGATCGCGCGCAGCACGGCGCGGTCCAGCTTGTAGGCCGCCTCGGCCGGGGTTTCCGGCGGTGGCGCCGTGCTACGGCTACTCACGTCGTCGCCGCCGGTGCTGGGCGGACGAAGTACGCCACGGGGCCATCGTCCTCGGTGTCGAAGATGGCCAGTAGGAACCAGTCTGCGCCGGCTGGCGTGGTGGGCTGCCACTCCTTCAGTGCGTCGGTATCGTCGTCCATGTAGCGCCCGCAAAGCGGTGCGGCATCGATCTCCATCCAGACGCGGGTGACTTCGACGCCGCATTCCGCCAGCCAGGCGCTGAAAGCTACAGCGCTGTCATCGTCCGGGGAATTGGCCAGGGAGGGGTGGAAGTAGCTGCCATCCTCACGGCGCTCGACTTGCACGGCTTCGATTATTGTTTTCATATTTACCTTTCAGGTTGTCGCGGCCAGGACGCCCGCCAGGGTCGCCGCCACGTAAATCAGGATCAGGGCTGCCGCCAAGCGCGCGGCGCCAGGGCTGCGCTCGCTGTTCGGCACTTCGTCGTTGTCGGTCACATTGCCTCCATGGCTTCAGTTTCGTTGGCAGGCGGCGGATACAGCGCCCGGAAGGCAGGCAAGTCGTCGCCGTGCACGCGGAAGCCTTCTTCGCCGAACACAAACCGCCCTGGCCAGCAACCGCCTGGAAAACTGAAGTCGGCATATGCCCGAATGCCGCCTCCATATCCTGGCTCCAGTTGCCAGCCGTAGACGTACACCTCGGTCACCTGGCAGCCTGGCAACTTGGCCTCGACCAGTTCCTGCAGCGCCACACCCGCCGCGACATTTGCGCGCTGCCGGGCGAAGTAGCGGGCCATGCAGGCTTCGCAGCAATACGGATCGCCGGCAGAGCTGAACGTCAATTCTTCCGTGTCCCGATTTGCCCAGTTGCCGCAGCCGTGGCGGCGACATTCGAACTGCCACCCAGCCTCGATCAGCGCCCGGGCCGGCACAGGGCCAGGCGCATACTGGTCGTATTCCGGTTTGCGCATGCACGAATCGACGCCATCCCACTCGCAGCCTATTTCGTTGCCGCCTTCGCGGCGCGCCGCCGCGCTGCTAGTGGCGTACCGAATCACGGTCATGTCCTCGCCGTCGCTGACCTGGTAGGCCTTCAGGCGCTTCATGGCGTCACCCGCTTAAATTCAATGACCCACAGCCATTCGTTGGCATCCCAGTCGCCGCCGGTCGATTCCCACAGATCGCGCCAGGCCATGCGCAGGGTCGCGCGTCTGGATGCGTTGCCATCCTTTGCAATGGTGTCGTAGCGGTCCTGTGCCTCGGCCAGTGCGTCCATGTCGATGCCCTCGGCCTCGATATCAGCGTCGCTGATGTCCTGCAGGCGCTCGACGTGCACCGACACGATCTCCAGCAGGATGCGGCTGGCAGCGCGAGGCATAAAGATAGAGGGGCGCTGGTACCAGCCTGGTAGTGCGCTGCGGCGCCTGGCCGCCAGCGGCACGTCCGGGGATTCGGCGTCGTACTGGTATGCGCGGTCGCATTCAACGGTCATGTCGATGAAGTGCCATTCGTCACGGTGCTTCTTCTTGCTGTAGCGCGTCACCCAGCGGCCGTAGGCGAAGAAGGTTTCGCGCACCCACAGCCGATCGCCATGCCCGCCGTGTGGACACGCGTCGCCGGCCATGCCGTGGGCGCCAGGTGCACGCGTATCTGCAACGCTCACCATCGACTGGAACGCGTTGCAAGGCCACTGGTAATCATCTGGGCGGTGCGGGCTGGGTTCCGGCTGCGGCTTCATGACCCGCCGCGTCTGCGTCTTGCTGCCGTCGAGCAGCGCGCGCACCATCGGGGCGCTGAACAAAATAGGGCGCTCTTTCATACTGCCTCCGGAAATTCATCATGAGTACGGCCGTACAATTCGCGGCCGGATGCCTTCTTGCCCACCAGGTACATCGGCTCAGCCTCGAAATGGATATCGTCTGGGCCGAAGCGTCCGAAATTCCAGGTCGTGCCGGCCCAAAGAGCGCAGAGATACTTGCTCAGGGTCGGGTTTGAATCCTTGATCGCCAGCTCGGTGGTGTAATGGCCACCTGGCAACCACTCGCCCCATTGCTTGAACAGGAACGGCACATCGGCGGCCGCGCACTGGTCGCGCAGTTCGCGCGCCCAGAATGGGTGCATTGGCCGTGCGCCGGGGCCGGACTCGCCGCCGACGATCACCCAGTCGATACGGGGCAGGTCAGGCATGGGATTGCCGTCTTCATCTTCGCAGCCGGTTGTGCCCGGGAGCGGGTAAATTTCGCGGTGGCCATCGATATCGATGCGTGTCAGGTTCACGGGCCCCAGTAACGGTTCGATGCTCAGGAACCGGTGCGCCGCCGGCACTGCCAGCAGCTTCGGGATATCACGGTCGGCCTCGGCCTGGTTCACGACAGTGGCGCCGAGCCAAACGTTTGGGAAGGCGTTGTCGCGCCAGTTCCAGCGGCCGTGGTTGATCGCCAGCACGGCCTGATCCAGCATTGCCGCAGCGTTGCCGATTCGTTTCGTCAGCAGCAGCCAATCCAGATTCGGCGTCTGCTCAATGAGGCGCATCAGGTCGATGCGCCACTGCGGATTGACAGAGTTGTCGAACACATCGGCCAAACTGGCGCAAAACACGCGCTGACGGCGGCCGTGCGCGGCGAAAAACTCGGCGTGCGCCTTTTCCCACGCCAACGGCTTGCGCCAGTTCGCCGCACTGGTGCGCCGGCGCGGCGCGCCCGGACCCCAGTTCACGGCGGCGCCGCCGGCGAAGCGCGCGTTGCGCGTCTCGGCGTAGCAGTGGTCGCAGCCAGGTCCGACTTTCTGGCAGCCTTCCCACGGATTGAAGGTGTGGTCAGCCCACTCTATCTTTGTATTTTCGCTCATGATATTATTTCTATAAGGGAACTATGAAGTCACTATGAAAATCGAACCGGATAACATCGCCAAACTTATCGGCGGCATTTCTTTGTTGGTTGGGCTAGGATTCGCTGTCCCCGCCATCCTGGCCTATTGGACCAAGCACGAAGTCTGTCAGCGAGTGCTTCTAAAATATGCCAACGATGGCGACTCCTTGTCATGCGAAGCTGCTAAGGCGAGAGAGAGTAAGGAGCAAGAGGCTGAGAAGAAGGCGAAGCAGGAAGCACCTGTCGTGAGCCATTCGAAGCCTGCGCAGTAACTACACCAGCAATCTCCATCGCCTCCAGCAGCCGCGCTACCCGGTTGTAGCCGATACGCAGATGGCGCTGCACCAGCGATATCGACGCTCGCTGCTGGGTGCGCACTACCTCGACGGCCTGCTCGTACAGCGGATCGCTCGCGCAGCCGTCGCCGGGCGGCACGGCGCCTGCCGCTTTGCCGTTCAGCGACAGCACCGGGCGCTGTTCGCGCACGGGCTCGTGGCCCGTGGCTGGCCGTGGGCTTGGTTCCATGACCTCAACGGCGGCTACCAGTAGCAGGTCGGCGGATTGCGAGCCGCCAGGCAGCTCCTGGGTCAGCGTCAGCGCCGATTTAATCGCGCCCTCGGCGGTTTGCTCCATGTGCTCGCGCACGCGGGCAACGGCCGGCTGCACGGTGCTTTCATACAGCTCGTTGAGCACATCGCGATAACGGTTGCGCAGCTTGTACAGATCGGCAGTCAAGTTCACGGCGCTCTCGATCTTCTGCTGGCCGGCAGCAGCTGGGCGCGGCGTCGGCGCATCTGCGTCGGCCTCGCCACCCAACGCCTCGACCAGGTCAGTCAGTAGCTTGGCCAGTTCGCCGGTCATCAGGGCGAAGTCGCCGTCGAAGCGCTCGTCGTCGTTGCTCGTGGCGCTTTCCTTGATAATTTCCAGCGGCTTGACGGACTTGATGGCCAGCGACTCGTCCAGCACGAAGCTGATTTTGTCGCTCCAGGTCATGGCCAGGCGCGTGCACTGCTTGCCGGCCGCGATATGGCGGCGGATGTCGTCCGCTTCCAGGGTGTGGCGCTTGTACGCCACTTGAGCCTTGCTCTCGCCTGTGGCGCGCATGATCGCGTCCTGGTCGACCGTGAAACCAGCCGGGGATTCGTCCGCTTGCAGCCATTCCGTCATTGCGCCCACCGGCGAGCGATGCACGCGTAGGCTTTCCAGCGGCAGCTTGTCGACGGATTTCAGCAGTAGCTTGACCGCCTCGTCCGCCTTGGCCGGGCTGGCCGCGTCCACCACCAGCCAGCCATTGATCGGGTCGATCCACACGGCCGTGGTGCTGAGGATAGCGAAGGCGCGGGGCAGCAGCTCGTCGGTGACGCGCTCTTTCAGTTCTTTCATGGCCTTCTTGCCGGGCGCGAAGCCCTGCGCTTCTTCCATTTCCAGCGCGCGGGCGGCGGCCACCTGGTTGACCACAGTCGACGGCAGCAGCTTCTTTTCGGTTTTCAGTTGCAGCAGGAACTGGCCGCCCACGGCATGCACGAGCGGCTGGCCGGCGCCGCGCGGCGCGGCCCAGCCCTGGCGTACCAGGTCCATGCTGGTGGCGGGCGTGAACTGCTGCGGCTCCAGCGCCTGCTCGAGCGCGGCGGCCGTCATGGCCCAAGCGGCGGGCAAGCGGTAAATCTGCAAATTCTTGAAAAACATGGCGCTTCCTTATTCTGAGAACACGACGCCGCGCGCGGCACCGAAGGCATACAAAAATTCAATGAACTGAGCGGCTTCCTTCACGTAAAAGTCGCTCGTCTGGACGCCTAGCTGCACGATCCGGCGCCCGTCGAAGCTGGGCGTCACGCGTCCGTCGTGGTGCAGCGGCGTGCCAGCCAGGCGCATTTCGTCGGCAAACTCGTCCACCAGCAGCCGCTTCATATCATCCGCGTCCCATTTGCGCCCGATGTGCTCGACCTGCTTGGCGATCTCGCCGATCATGGCGTGATACTTTTCTTCCTGGGCACGCTTCTTTTTCGGCTCGGAAAACACCACCATCCAGCCGGGCGGCGCGGTCTTGGCGAATTCAACCGCCCGGCGCCGCGCCTCGTCGTGCACCAGGAAATAGGTTTGCTTCGTCATGGCGGCGATCCAGCAGCCGTGCTGGCTGGTGGCAACGGCGCGACGCGGTCCAGCAGGTAGCAGCCGCTGACGCCCTTGAGCCAGATGACTGCGGCGCGCCCGCTGAGCACCTGGGCCTCGCTGGTGGTAATCGTTTCGCGGATCTCCCCGCCGTCGAGCTCGACGCGGACGGTCGCGCCGACCTGGTGCACGGCATTGAACTTGTCGCAAGCAGCCTGTAGCTTCGCCGGATCGGGTTTGCGGCAGGAAGTCATGCTGGCACCGCCGCCGGCGCCAGGTCAGCCACGTCGATCACGATGCCGCGGCAGTACGGCTCGCCGTCTTCCACGATTTCAAAGGTGGCGTGTGGCACGTCGGTGCCGTATGTCCAGCTGTAGCCGTCCTCCTTGCCCCACAGGGCATTCACGGCGCGCACCTGTGGCGCCCGGGCGAAATAGTTCTTGAGGGCATCGTCGTCGTGCTGGATGTCCTCGCGAAATGGCAACAAGCCCTTGGCGTCGAGCAGTGCGATGGTAGGCGCGCCGCGCTCGTCGTCCACGAAGCCACGGAACTCCATCAGGTCGTCGCTGGCGCCAAAGATCACGATCAGGCCGGCCGCCTTGGCCTGCTGCTCTTCTTCCTTGACCATTTCCTTACCGTATTCGCGGCCCGTCAGCAGGCCGGCCAGCAGTTCCTTGCTCAGCTTGACCGGCGCCAGCTCGACGGCCGGCGTGCCCATGTTCGTGTACGGGTGCTTGTCGGCATGCGGCTTGATGTGCGCGTAGAAGTGCTTGCCGATGGATTCGGCGCCGGCGAAGGCTGCATATTCGGCGGCCGTGACGTTGGCGTAGTGATAAACGTCGGCCGGTGCACCCTTGCGGAAGAACTGCACGGCCAGCGTTTCGGTCGCCGGGCAGTGGCCGATGGCCGCGATCTGCGAGGATTGAATGGCTTGCAGGGTGATTCGTGGTGCTGCGACTGCTGTATTCATTGATTTCTCCAGGTGGTGGGCGGGGTCTTACGCGGCTTCGGCGATCACGCCGGCGCGCGCGGCGGCGAAGTCGAACTTGGCCAGGCGGTCGATCGCTTCGGCTGGCGTCAGGCCGAACTGTTCGAACATCACATCGAGGATGTCGCTGTCGGATGGGTAGAGGTCATCGGCAGCGGCGTCGAGCAGGTCAGGTGCTGGCGCTGGGCGGCTCGGCGCCGGCATCGGTGCTGCGGCGGCCGACACGCGGCGGGCGGCGATAGGGGCGGCAGGCTTGGGCGCCGCAACGTGGACGATCGGCTCCGCGGCGCGCTCGGCAGCGATCTGCGAAGCTTGCTCCGCCAGTCGGCGCTGCGTATCGGCGGCCGCGCGCTCGCGTTCGGCCTGCGCCGCCTCTGCCGCGAGGCGGTCAGATTCGACTTGAGCCAGGCGGATCGTTTCGGCGGCTGCCTTCTCTGCCTTGACGCGCTCCTCTTCCCGGATCCGGGCCCGCTCGGCTTCAGCCTTTGCTTCCTCGGCGCGCTTGTGATCAGCGATGCGGCTGGTGATGACGAGCTGGAAGTCTTCCATGGGCTTGCCGATGATCGTGGCCATGTCCATGAACAGGAAGCCGTAGCTGGCAGCGTTCTCGCGGCACCAGGTCTGCTTGGCGCGGTAGTCGGCTGCTTGCGTGTTGGCGGCAATCTTGGCGTTGGCCAGCGTTGTGCTGACGGCATCGCGCAGGCTGCCCAGGGTGCGCTTGTTCTTCATGGCGCCGGCAAAGTCCGGCTGCTGCAGTTGCAGGCGCAGCGGCGTGATTTCGGTTTCGAGCGCGGCCACGTGCGCCGTGAAGGCGTGCCGACCTTCGTTCAGGATGGTTTCCTTGATCTGTTCCTTGCGGGTTTTGACCAGCTTTTCCAGTTCCAGGCGCTTGGCGCGGAACTGCGCCTTGATGTGGTCGACCGTGCGCATCACTTCGTCAATGGTCGCGGTCTGCGCCAGGGCGGCGGCCTTGGCCAGTTCCAGCTTGTCTTCCGCCTCGCCGCAATATTTCACTGTGTTTTCGGCATTGGCGAAGTCTTCGTCGGTTTCCAGCTTGGTGTTGATTTTGGCAATGAACTTCTCGGCGGCGGCCTTGTACGCCACGAGGTTGCTGCTGACGACCTTGCCTTCGGTCTGGACGACCAGGGCGGGCAGGGCGGCGATAGGCTCGGCAGCTGGCTTCTCGACAATGTCCACCTGTGTGTAGTTGGCGACGTCGATATCGAACTGCTCCCAGCCGGCCACGATGCGCGAAAACCATGCGGTGTCCGGATATACCCACATCCAGACCATGTTGTCCTCGGTGCCGTCGGATGCCATGAACAGCCACTTCTCGGCGCCAGTCACCAGCAGTTGCTGCTGGACCTGCGGCAGGTGCTCTTCCGGCAGCACGCCGGCGCGGACCGACGCTGCCAGTTCGGCATTCCATTGCTTGTGTTCGAAACCGATGGTTTCGGCCATGTTCAGGCCATCGCAGGATGCGCTTTCCTTGCCCAGCGACAGCGTGGCAGGGTACAGGTCGTCGCCGATGATGCGCTCGGCCAGCGGGCGCGCAAGCGCTTCGACCTCGTGGCCATAGTCCAGGATATTTCCCTGCACCCAGTCGCTGAACTCCTTGGCCAGGCCTGTGGCCTTCATGCGCACCAGTTCGCTGCGAGTGACCTTCTTCGACAGGCCGAGCATTGCGGCCGCCTCGCTGGCGCCGTGGTGGTCGAAGCGGAAGGCGTGCCAGTCGTCGCTACCCTGGAGCAAGTTGTGGATTTCGCGGGTGAGAGTATTTTCGCGTTGCATGATGTGTCCTTGGTGATTTTTTTGTGGTGTGGCGATTAGTCGTTTTCGTGCGCCCAGCTGTCGATCGTCATTTTTTGCGCCTCGGTGAAGGTCGCCCGGGTGCTGAGCATGGCAATCAGCTGTGCCGGCGTTTTCTTCTTGCTGTGGATGGTCTGGCGCCATTCCGGCGTTTTTTGCTTGAACAGCTCGTCAGTACATTCCGGGAGCTGATCGATGGTGCGGTCATCTGCAGCCGGCGCGGCCGGCGTGATGTCGCGCATTTCGCGGTTCGTTTCCTCAAGCTCGTCTGGCGTATAGACGCCCAGGATTACGTCAGGGGCGTACAGGCGGCTCCAGCGCTTCACGGCGAGGTAGGCCAATTGCTGGCGTGGATCGGTCGCCCACAGCGGCGAGTTGCGCACGGAGGCCTGGACAAGCAGCAGTTCGAGATAGCGCGGCTCACTTTCGCCGCGCAGCGTTGCCCAAATGCGCACGCCGCAGCCTTCTTCGCTTTGCATGGGGTAATCCGGCACGCGGTATTGATAGGCCTTTTTGTAGTCTTTATCGCCCGGCTTTCCCTTGGCAGGTGCCTCGCAAACGCGTGTTTTGCCAATGATTTTTTCCCATGGCCCGAACCATTCGTAGTTAAAACGGTCGAGCGTGACGCCGCTGGACTGGATGGCTGCGTTCACCAGCTGGCCTTCGTAGCCGAGCGTGCCGTTCACCAGGTGCGTCTTCTGCGCCACTGCGAAGGGGTTCATCTTCCACTGCATGGCCTGCATGACAACAGCAGCGCAGTCGGCAGAGCTACCTTTCAGGTGATCCGGGATGGTTGAGCGGCCTTTGGCCATGATGTCGGCCAGGCGCATGATGCTATCCATGCTCGCAACATCAAGGATCAGGAAGGCGCTGCTGGTGCTGGCCACGGACAGATCACCCTGTCCGTACTGCGCTGTTTGCAGGGCCGTTTGACCCTCTTTAGTTGCTGCGTTCATGACTTTTTCCTTGTGAGTTTTGTAATTTCTACCTTCAACAGCGCCAGGCGGACGGCGTAGCCAATGGCGTGGCCGGCATGCCAGTTGCGCAGGGCCTGGCCGGCCACGTCCATCACGGCTTGGCTTACGACGTCCACTGCGCCTCCCGGTGGGCGCGGCCCAGGCGTTGCACGCGCGCGCCAGATTCGTCAAGGTCGATCAGTGCTTCGATCTTTGCGCTGATCAGTTCCTTGCGCAGCTCTTCGAGGCCGGCCAGCTCGCGTTGCACGCCGGCTAGGCGCATCTTGTTCATGTGGTGCTGGTGTTGCGCTTGGTAGTGGCGGTGGGCGGCCAGCAGGCGGTGGAAGAGGGCGGTTATCTGGTCGCGCAGCTTCATGCATCACCCCATTCGGCATCGGTCAATTCCGGGCGTGGGTCCACGTAGCCGTCGACGCGGCAACGCTGCTGCGGCAAAAGAATCGTTGCGCATGCGCGCGGGCGGTGCTTTTTGCACTCCGGGCACCCGACGCCATAGCGAGCGCGCAGGCGGCCCTTGTGGCCTTTCATGGCATTGAAGCCTTCAGTCATGTCGCTCATGGGCGCACCATCGCAGTGACGCCCAGGGCTCCGCCGTCGTAGGCGGCATCGATCAGCGCGGCCAGGTTGCCGATGGCGGCGAAGCTGTGCACCGTGCTGGCGGTGCGGATGGTGATCGTGTAGCTCATGTCCTACTCCTCTGGTTAATGGGTTGCTGGCGACCCGAGAAAATCCGTCGGGCGTGTGATTCCTGCGGCTGTTGGGCCACCAACAAAGCAAGGGGCTGGGCGCTACTCCAGCCGTCAGTTGGCTATGTCGTGGTATCGCGACCCGAAACTGACTTACTGCGAGGGATCATTCCCTCGGGTGCGTGTCTGCTTCCCACGCCGCCCTTGCTTTGTTGGCCGCCGGTTACGCCGGCGAAACGGGCCAGGGCGACTGGCCGGGGTGAAATTAGGCTGCCGACACCTGCGAAGGGCGGAAGCGCTGGCTCTGCGTCGAGCCGTCCAGCAGCACTTCCAGGAAGTCGCCGCGAGCGCCTGGGTGCGTCTGCACGAACTTGCCCGGGCGCGGCAGTGGCTCGGTCTTCGTACCCTTCACATTCACCTTCTGATCTTTTTTGAAATTCGACATGCTGTATTTCCTTCAAGGTTGGTTGTGGCGCCGGGCTTCCCGGGCGCCTGATCCTCACGAAGATCAATCGGGGCATGCTGATCCCACAGGGCATTTATCCGGCCCGCCGGCCTGTCCCGCCTTGAACTACGGCGCGGGCGACCGCTAAACCTTTGCCAACTCTGCAGTCCAGCCCAGCTCGCGGCCATAAAACGTGCCGCTGCTCGACGCCATGCGCGCATCTACTCGCGCCAGCTCATGCGCTTGATTGGGGCTTCCTGCCCAGGCTGTTGCTTCAAAATTTCCGTCCTCAAACTTGATCGATACGTTGTACTTGCGCAGTGTTGCGCGCGCCGGCGGGGCGGTGAACAGGCCGGGGAGGGCGTCTCGGGCGCTCATTCAGGTCACCTTCGAGAATTCACCGACCGCGTCTTCGACAGACCAGTCCGAGGCGAACAGTTCGTCGGCGAGTTCCAGTGCTGACGCGTCGAGCTTGAAGCCCAGCGCCATTTCAAGAGCCGCCACCCAGCAGGCGAAGGCGCGTTCGAGCGCAAAGCCGCTGCAGGCTTCGGCGCTGCGGAAGTTGCGGACATCGGCGATGGTGTCGGCGTGCATGATGTGTTCCTAGTAAAGGTGATTAACCGCGCGCAGTTTCAACGTGCACGACCGGGATCTGTTCGCCAGCGGCGATCAGGGCTGCTTCAAGTGCTGCTAGTTCGGCGCGTGACATGACCTGTTCCTTTAAGCAAACATCAGCTTGTTGATGACTTCGATATGGCGCGCCGAGGCGGCCGCTTTTTCGATCGCCGCGTTTGTTGCGCGCTCAGCCTGCAGCTTCGCGGAATCAATCATTTCGATGGCTTCTATCGGGGCGATCTTTGCAAGGCCGTTGTGGGGCACGAAGGAATAGAACTGGTTATTTCGGGAGAGGACGTATGCATCAGGCGCAGAATCACCTGGAGTCGGTACCGCGGCGACTACCAGCAAGCCGTTCAAGAAGCCGACTTTGACCGTTGCTCCTATTGCCCAGCTCTGCTTACTTTTCGTGATCATCATTTGCTCCGGTGGTTGCTGTTCAATGACGCCATTAAACACCATGTTTATATTGCGAGTCAAACAGTTTGTTTAATATTTGATGGAAAATTGCACGTGATGAATTTTTAGGCGAAAAAAACCCGCGTATTGCGGGTAGGAGTGGTGTAGCAGGACGCCTAGAACGGAGGGGCGATATCAGGCAGTGGCGTTAGCGCGGCAGTATAGCTACGCCACTCAATCTCATTGGCATTGAGGTGCTTGATGATTTCGTCGAGCTTGAAAGTAGCGTAGCTGTGCGAGAAGCCTCCTGCGCGAGGCGACAGGAGCATGATTGGCAGAGTGGGGAAAAGATTTTGCGCGCGACGGAGTAGGCTTAGATTCGGAGTGGGGTGGACGTCAAGCAACGGAGCGAACATAACCGCCAGTCGAATGCCCTTGGCTTCTACCATAGCGGCTGTGATGTTCAACAGGTCGGGCAGTTACAGGGCGTATTGCGTCGAACACTTGCCAGTCGCAGCCCAATACAAAACGGGGTTTAGATCGGGAGCATTAATCAAGAACCGACCATTTCGATACATAATCTCAGCCATATCTTCAGCATGCCCACCAGCGTAGCCCTGCCGCATCCATCTATCCAGATTGCAAGGCATCTTCTTCGGCTTACCCGTGAGAGATAGTGTTGTTACTAAGTCACCGTTTTGGTCGCCTGGGCGCCGAACAGCTGCGATCATTTTATCAATCGGCGTGGTATCGATCCATTCGATACGCATTCCGTATTGTGCCAATAGTTCAATTAGCGGCTGGCCAGTGTAGGTCTTGAACGGCCCGACAAATTTTGCAATAGCGGCTGGTTCTTTGATTTGCTGCGCACCAGCCACGCTGGTGGACAAAATGAGGGTGGCTGCTGCAATTCCTAATGCGATGCGCCTCATATCCGGCCGCCTTCGCGCCGGATCACGCGACCAATAATAATGCACTCGGCACCACGACAAAGCTTGCGGTGATACTTGCGTTGGTCAGCATTATCCGACATCAACCACCACTCGCCAGCATCACGCGACATGCGCTTGACGATGGCCTCACCTTCGTAGTTGATGGCGTAGACCTCGCCGTCGAGCGGCTTTTTGTCACTCAAGTTAATGACAATCACGTCGTTCTCATAAAGAGCGGGTTCCATGCTCTCACCGCGCACTTTGGTGGCCAGCAGTTGAGTGGGGTGGTAGCCCTCGCGGTCGGCCCAGTCGCGAGGAATGCTCACCAGGCCGCCGTCAGAATTGTCGGGTTCGGTCTGAACGCCATTGATACCAGCCTGCAACCGTAGTTGAACCTTCGGGATTTTGTAGTAGTCGCTGGACGAATCGTCGCGTAGCTCCACACGCATCGAGCCTGGAATGCCAGGATCATCCGGGGTGGCTAGCATCATCTGGCCAACACCAGTATCAAGCCAAGTTGCAGAGCAACCAAATACTGCCTGAGCTTTTAACATTCCTGATTTTGATATGCCGCGCGCCTCCCAATTATTAATGGTTTGGGGTGACGCGTTCATGGCGCGCGCGACGTCGGACTGCCCTTCAATCCCCTTTAGGAGTTTGGCCGCCTCATAAAGTCGTGTCATTTGATTGTGCATTCGCTATTTTCACGTTAACTAAACAGTTTGTGTTACACAAGATGGTTAAGATTGTTTGACTTGTTTATAAACATAGTGTTTAATGTCGCTAAATCTACCAACCAGGTAACCAGCGATGTCAGACCACAAAGCACTTATCGAATCACTCGGCGGCGCCACGAAACTGGCTGAACGGCTCGGCTACGATAAGCAGGGCGGCGTCCAGCGAGTGCAGAATTGGACCGTGCGCGGCGTGCCTCCGAAAGTTCAGCTCGCCCACCCAGAAATCTTCTTTCGACAGGCGGAGGCTGCCGCCATGCGCCGCGATACCGACCCCGTGCCCGATTCAAGCCATGCAGACCGCCAGCCGGCCCTCATCAACGCCGCCTTCGACGCCGTGCCTGCGAGCGCCGCCATCGTCATTGACGTCGGCGCCAAGCCATGATCCACCGCATTCACATTTTCCCGCCGTGCCCGCTAGACGGCTGCGCATTTATCCCACTGCTTGAGCCGCACCAGTTGCCGCCTGGCGTGCCGTTCGATGAATGCCTGAAACAAATGAAGGAGCAAGCATGAGCGCCTCGACAAAGAAAAAAGCAGCACGGCCTGCGGCCAATCCAAGCTACCGCGCTATTCACCTGGCCATCCTGGCCGAGTTACGCATTCAAACGGCGTTGCTGACGACTCATTGCCAGCATCAGGATGACGCAGTTGCCTTGCGAGATTTTTCGGAACCGCAACCCCCGACCGCTATCACCCCCGCTGCCGTGAGCCCGTCCGCTGACCCGTTCGCGCCAACCTTTGAAGTGACGCCCAGCGCCGGCGGCTACACGGCAACGATTGCAATGCGTGAGGGCTCCGTGGTGTACCTCGTCAATGCGACCGGCCCGCGCTCGAATGCCGTCAAAGTTTCAGCGGCTGGACTGTTGCCGATTTTGGTTGCGCCACTGATTGAGATTTCACAGTGATCGTCAGCACTGCGGCAATCACTGCTTTTCCAGGAGCGAAGTCGACACCCCATTCACGTTCGATCACCGTCCCTTTGACTGTGAGGCCGTGGATTAAGCCGGTTATTTTGTCGCCAACAGCTGGCGCTGGCACGTCTTTCGGCCAAGGCACCGGTGCGTTCGCATCCAGAGCGAGCCTTACCACATAGGTTTCGTTTTCCATGGAGGTTGCCTTTCTTGTGAATTGATACGTGGGAATAGAAATTTAACACGTTGGCAACTTCTACCAATTTTTCGCTGTACCCAAACCCTGTAACACCGACCACCAGGAGAAAACCATGAAACAGAAGCAAAAACGTACTGCGCTCGTCAAGGGCTACATCACCGACGAGAACAAGGCTGACTTGCAAGCCGCATGCACAGCTATGCGCAAGACCGTCAGCGACGTGCTGAACGAATGCACGATCGTAATCATCCGCAATCACCTGGACGGCAGGCCGAAACGGAATGATACGCCGCCGTTTTCGAGCGGAGCTAGGCCCAAATCAATAAATAACAGGGCCCAGATTGTGCCGGCGCCGCGCCCGTGCTTCGGCGTCGTACCACGCGTCGTGCGGATGCGGGTTTAACGGCATGGAGGCAGATATTGAATAAACCAGCCGAGGTGACAGCCGAGGAAAAAGAGCTCGTCTTCGAGCGTTCGATGATTTACCGCCAGGCGGAGAAAAACCTGCAGGGCGCAAGGGACGGGGAGGGCGAGGTTGCCGCGAAGGCGGCACACAAGGAAGCGCGCCAGAAATGGCGCGATGCCACCGATAGGGTGGCGAAGAAATACGAGGTGCCGCGGCGCGAGCCGCCATAACGAACCCGCACCCGACAGCTACAGCATCGCATGGCCGGATTCGGCCACTTTAATCACCATCAATTAGGAATATGACATGACGCAAACAACAGCCACATCACCATACCGCTCGCTGGATGACGCCCACGGCAACAACGAATTGCTCGACATGCTGCGGGCCAAGGGCCCGAAGAACGACGCGGCCCTGGCCCGTGCATTGGAAGTGGCGCCACCGGTGATCTCGAAGATTCGCCACGGCCGCCTGCCGATTGGCGCCTCGCTGCTGATCCGAATGCACGAGGTGTTCGACGTGTCGATCCGCGAGCTCAAGCGCATCGCGCGCGCTGAGGTGGCGGCTTGACCTGGGCTGCATTGCGGCCGGAACCCGGCCCCAACACGGCGCCTGGCGAGCAGGGTGGTCATGCCCAACAAGAGCCAAACGACGACACGCTGCCGGTCGATCCCGGTCACGTCCGGACACGCCAGCACTACGAAGCAATGCTCACAGAGTAGCGTGCCGGCCAATAAAAAAGCCCACTTGCAGGTGGGCTTCCTTGAAACGCTATAAATCTTTGAGAGAATTTATGAGCCAAATTATACAACAGAAAAATACCAACTTTAAGATCGAGGGGGAATCTTTGGGGCCTCGCCCGATAGTGACTGTAATGACGGCATCCAAAGGCACTTGCGCGCGCTCACAGGCAAGGAACACGTCTGGGTACATGCTACCGCTATTCTTCAATGTCCAGGAAGCGACGCATAGCTCCAGTGAGAATCATTTCACGGCAGTAAAACTCGGCTCCGATGATTGCTCCATTTTCGCTCTGGAAAGTCGCCGGTGTTGTGAGGACTTTTGCGGGCAAGAGCTGCTCGTCGGTGTCCTGTCTATAGCAGATGAAGATGCGCCCTCGATGGACTCCAGATGGCTCCTTGATAACGTCTACGTGGTAGGTAAACCCCAATATCGCCTTCATTTTTTACCCCTCTACCTGCGTAAAAGTAATAGCATTTTCATTCTTAGAATAGCGCAGATATTGGCCACGCTGCGAGGGAAATTCGAGGTTCATTTGACCTTAATCATTGAGTGGCCGTTGTCGTTACTTGGATGCACAACGGTGGAGTCGCGCCCATGAAGCGTGATCTCATCACCATCACTAAAGAATTCCGCCACTTTCATTTTTGCTGCGGCCTTGGTGGCGGGAAGCAGGGTTTTAATGCCGCACAGCCACAAGTGGGCAATATGGCCGCGACGCTGCGCTGCATCGGCGGCATCGACAATGACCCTGCGGCGATCCGCGACTTCGACCGCGCCGGGCCTGGTCGCCCTGGCACCGTCATGGATCTGTTCACGCGCGCCCAATACACGGCCTTTCACGGCAAAGAGCCGCCGCCAGGTTGGCGCGAGGCCACCGCTGTCGATATCCGCCGTGCAGCCGGCAATGAATCGCCGAACATCGTGTTCATCAGCTCCCCATGCAAGGGCGCCAGCGGCCTGTTGAGCGAAACATTGAGCAAGACGGCCAAGTATCAGGCGTTGAACGAACTGACGCTGCGCTGTATCTGGCTGATGTGCGAGGCCTGGGCCGACAACCCGGTCGACCTGATCGTGTTCGAGAACGTGCCGCGACTGGCCACGCGCGGCCGGCACCTGCTGGACCAGATCAATCAGCTGTTGCAGCAGTTTGGCTACGCCGTCGCTGAAACCACGCACGACTGCGGCGAGCTGGGCGGCCTGGCTCAAAGCCGAAAGCGATTCCTGCTCGTGGCGCGCCACATGGAAAAGGTGCCGCCGTTCCTTTATGAGCCTGAGCGAAAGCGCTTGCGCGCCGTCGGCGACGTGCTGGGCCGTATGCCGTTCCCTGGTGATGCCGCAGGCGGCCCGATGCACCGTATCCCGCGCCTGCAGTGGAAAACGTGGGTGCGCCTGGCATTTGTCGAGGCCGGTAGTGACTGGCGCAGCCTGAACAAGCTTGCAGTCGAGGACGGGCACTTGAGCGAATACCTGATTCTGCCTGAGCGCAGCCACGATTACCTCGGCGTCAACGCCTGGGGCGAGCACGTCGGCGCCGTATCCGGACGCGGCACGCCGACCACGGGCGCCTACTCGGTCGCCGATCCACGCTACACCAGCGAAGGTGATTACGGTCAGCTCGGCGTACGTGACTGGGCAAAACCCACCGGCACAATCACCGGCCAGCGGTCTCCCATCCAGGGCGGGTTTTCCGTTGCTGATCCTCGCGCAGCTGGTGAGCGCCACGGCAACGTCTACCGCGTTGCCGCATGGGATAAAGCATCCGGCACGGTCACTGGCGACTTCAAGCCCACCAGCGGCGGCGGGGTGTCGGATCCGCGACTACCCGCTGGCCCGGTATTCAGCAAATACGCGGTGACCCGCTGGGACAAGCGCACCGGTACTGTCATCGGTGGCGACGACCAGGGCGCCTACGCCGTGGCAGACCCACGATCGAGCACAGGCTTCGAAGGCGCGGGCAAGTACCTGGTCACGCCCTTCGATGAGGCTGCCGGCACCGTGATCGCCGGCAGCACGACTGGCCAGGGCGCATTCTGCGTCGCTGATCCGCGCGCGATCAATCGCCAAAAGGGTGATGCATTCCTGACCGGCGGCCACTACGGCGTGCTTCCTTGGGATGGCCAGAGCGGCGCCGTCAGCGCTTCTGCCGGCTACGACAATGGCCGCTGGAGCATCGCAGATCCGCGCATTGACGAAGCGCCGCAACTGCCGGCCCTGAACCAAAAGACTGTCGCGCTTATTCGGGCGCTCGACGGCACCTGGCACCGACCATTCACCACACTGGAACTCGGGGCGCTGCAGTCGCTGATCGATCCGGACGAGCACTGGTCGATCGATCCGAAAATCCAGCGTGAAATTGACGAGCACAAGCTCCGGACCGGCACCAGTGCGTTCCCGCTGCTCGATGGCACCAACGATAGCGCGCATCGCGAGCGCATCGGCAATGCCGTCCCGAAGCTGGCCGCGCAGGCCATAGGCGAGGTGATGGGCACCACGTTGCTGCTGGCAGCCGCTGGCGAGACGTTCATGCTCAGCGCCATGCCGATATGGGTGCAGCCCGTGGCCATCGCTATTGCAGCGTCGCAGGCTGGCGCGGGAGGGGGATCATGATGGCAAGCCTCGTTATACAGCAATCAGCGTACGAAGAGCTTGGACGCCGCCATAAATTCCGCGTGTGCCACTTTCATCCTTTTGATCAGATCCTTGAATTCGTCGTCAAGCACTGCGGTTTGAGCCCACATGGCAGAAATATGGGCCTCATAAGCATCAGTCAAATCTTTCCAGACCCTGTATTTCGCCTGCATATTTTCGTGATCAGCGTTCATTTGGCATCCGAATTTTATAAAAAGGACATCGTATCATGATGATTCCGGATCTTTCAAAAACCGACCGCCACCACTTGGCGAACCAGGCTGCGCCCGCCTTCTCGTTGATCCGCAAGCTCTGCGCCTGCGGCAAGGCCAGCACCGCTAAGCAGCTGGCCCAGCACGGCAAATGCGCAGCCTGCGCGCTGGCCGCCGTTCGCGACGCGATTCTGCCTGGTGACTTCGCCAAGCTGCAGCACATGCTGGGCGCCGTGCAGCAATATCCGAAGTCAAAGTGGGGCTGGCGCAATTATTTTGCCGCCGGCAGCGGCCAGCAGCACGAGGCCATGCAACGCCTGGTGGCCGCTGGCCTGGCCACGGCCGGCCGCGCATGCGGCGACATGACCTATTTCTACGCTACCCGCTTGGGCTGCAAGGCTGCTGGCCTCGACGCCGCTGGCATCAAGCGCGCCATGGAGGATTGACGATGAACCAGGCCGATATTTTCTCTGCCGGCGCACAGCGCCTGCAAATGACCGACTCCATCGATCTGACCATCCAGTCGCTGCTGGCCTACGGCGCTACGCATGAGCACTGGGGCATTGCCTGGTCGGGCGGCAAAGATTCCAGCGCCACGCTGACGCTGATCATCTACCTGCTCGACACCGGCAAGATCGCGCGTCCCAAGTCGCTGACGGTGTTCTACGCCGACACGCGGCAGGAGCTGCCGCCGCTGGCCATCGCGGCGCGCCAGATCATGGACGAACTGGAAGAACGTGGCATTCGCGTCGAGGTCGTCACAGCGCCGATGGATAAACGCTTTATGGTCTACATCCTGGGCCGGGGCGTGCCGCCGCCGAACAACAACACGCTGCGCTGGTGCACGCGCCAGATCAAGATCGACCCGATGGAGCAGGCACTGCGCGACCGTCTGGATGAACTCGACGGCCAGATCCTGATGATTACCGGCGTTCGCCAGGGCGAAAGTGCTATCCGCGATCGCCGCATCGAAATGAGCTGCAGCAAGGACGGCGCCGAGTGCGGCCAGGGATGGTATCAACAGGTCCTGCCGAACGCCAAAGGCCTGCGCGGCCGCCTGTCCACGCTGGCGCCGCTGCTGCACTGGCGCGTCTGTCATGTCTGGGAATGGCTGCGGCACTGGGCGCCACAGGCTGAATTCGGCGACTGGAGCACTGCGATCATTGCCGACGCCTACGGTGGCGATGAGGCGGAAGAGGTCAACGCGCGCACTGGTTGTATCGGTTGCCCGCTGGCGGCCGAAGACAAGGCGCTCGATACCATCCTGCTGAACCCGCAATGGGCCTATCTGGCGCCACTCAAAGGCATTAAACCATTGTGGCGCGAACTGCGCGAGCCGCAGCACCGACTGCGCAAGCCCGGGCGGGAAATTCTCAAGTCGGGTGCCGTGGCCGCCAATCCGCAGCGCATGGGACCGCTGACGTTCGAAGCGCGCCTGATGGGGCTGCAGCGTATTTTGACCATCCAGGGCACGGTGAACGCGGTGGCGCGCGCCACCGGCCGGCCCGAGATCGACCTGATCAACGCCGAAGAGGAAGTGCGCATCCGCGAGCTGATTTCGCTGGAGACTTGGCCGCAGGGCTGGGATGGCGACGAGCCAATCGCCACGACCATTATGGACACCGTCTACGCCAATGGCGCAGTACAGCCGCGATTGTTTTCGGAAAGTGACACATGAAAAAAAGTCACTTTCAGCTAATCCGTCAAGAGTCCTTGAGATTCAAGGAACAATTGCCAAAAAGAAACCACTTCTCGCGCGAATTCGTCCAGGCCGAGAATTTTGCCATCAATGACGATTGCCATCATATGGCGCATAGGTGTTTTATTGTGGACTTCATCCCAGTCTGGCATCGCCAAGAGCTCTATACGAGGTTCGTTGTCCTTGCCTATTTCGAAGTGCTTGCTCGTGTTCGCAATCATATGGCAGGCGGCAAGGGCGCGGCATTGCTGTTTCGTCCATCGGGCGAAATCAGACTTGCTCGGCTTACTTGGGAATTGAAGTATGAATTCATCCGGCAAGTGGGGATAAGTCCAATCAGCCAAGTGCCAAGCGGTGATCACAAAATTCATGAAGTGAAAGGAAATCTCCCTGCCAGGGGCGAAGCCGGCTTTCATGACCTGCTCAAACTCCCACTCCAACTTGTCATAAAACTCCGAGGGGTGGTCGAAGCCAAATTTTTTGCCGCCGCCTATGTATATCGTCATTGCCAGCCTTTCTATGGAAAGTTGATCGTAGCATGATGCGCCGCTCACCCCTCAAGCCCGGCGCCAACCTGAAACGAACAGCTTTCGCGCGCGGCGAGCGCATCGAGGCGCGCGAAGTGTCAAAGCTCAAGCGCACCTCGCCCATGCCCAGCACCGGCATGCTCTCCGTGCAGTCGCACCAGCGCACGGCGCCGAAGCGCAAGGCTAGCTTGAAGTCCAAGGGGCCGGGCTCGACGCCGATCCGGCGCGCCGCGCGCGGCCAGGACTGCACGCTGCGCCTGGCCGTCTGCAACTTCGACCCTGACACCACCGTACTTTGCCACAGCAATTTCCTGGCAGACGGGAAGGGCATGGGCCTGAAGGCGCCGGACACTGCCGCGGCGTTCGGTTGCAGTGCATGCCACGACGTGCTCGACGGCCGGCGCCAGCGCCCGGCTGATCTGTCGCTGGCCGGCCTGGAGGCTGCCTTTCGAGCGGCCGTCAGCGCTACACACGAAATCTTACGGTCGATGGGCCTGCTCGATGCAGCTTCCATTGACCAAAAACAAAATATGGAACACACATGACGCGCATTAATTTCTGTGAATTTGTGCTGGGCGCCATGCCCGGCACCAAAGCCGATATCGTCATCAAGTCAGGCGTCAGCCAGGCGGCAGTGCTGCGCTGGATTCGCTTGCTGCACGCTGATCGCAAGATTTACATCGCTGCCTGGAAGCCGCACCCGCGCGCCGGCGCCGCCATGGCGGTGTATGCCGTCGGCAACCTGCCAGATGCGCAGTGCAAGCTGCAGCACCTGTCCAAGCGCCAGATTCGCCTGCGCTTCGAGGCGAAGGCCAAGCAGGACGGCCGCTATGACGCGATGAAGGCACGCTGGCGCAGCAAGTACTGGATCCGCAAGGCGGGCGCCGTGGGCGATCCGTTGGTGGCTGCGCTGTTCGGCGCGGTGCGCGCGCAGGAGGTTCGACCTTGAACTACTTCGAGCACCATATTGGCGACTACGACAAGAATACCTCGCACCTTTCCGCCTGCGAGGACGGGATTTATTGCCGCATGATTCGACGCTACCTCGACAAGGAAATGCCACTCGATTCGGACGTCGAGGAAATAAAACGTGTCGTCCGCGCACGCAGCCGCGAAGAAAAAAAAGCGGTTGACGTCGTTCTCAAAGAATTTTTCTCTCTCGCTGCCGATGGCTGGCACCACAAAACGTGCGACGAAATTATCTTCGCATTCCAGGCCGGCGAGCCAGAGCGCGAGGCGAAGAAGGCGAACGAGGAAACACGCATGAGGCGGCATAGAGACGAGCGTGCAGCCCTGTTTGCCCAGCTTACGGCTGCTGGGCAGCACGCTGCCTGGAATATCGGAATCAAGGAACTCCGGGCGATGGCGGGTGCGTTGCAGGCCCCGAAAATCCCGGAGCCTGAAACGCCACCTGTAACGGCACCTGCAACGCCTGCAACGGCTACCCAAACACCAATACCCAATACCCAATCACCAATATATAAAACCTTGTCGGAGAAAATCCCCGACGCGGCGATTCCAACGGTGCCTGTGGTCGATATCAAGGAAGCCAGGGAAAAACGCAAGCACAGCGCTGACGACGAGAAGTGCGCACGTTGGCTGTTCGGCCGGGTGCTGTCGAACAATGCCGCTGCAAAGCAGCCGAACTTCGACGGCTGGGCTGATGACGTGCGTCTGCTGCGCGAGCGGGACAAGCGCACCCACGCGGAAATCTGCGAACTTTTCCAATGGGCCCAGGGAGACGCGTTCTGGTGCTCGAACATCCTCTCGCCAGCAAAGTTGCGCGAGAAGTGGGATCAACTGACGATGAAACGAACGCCTTTGGGCGGAAAGATGGCACAGCATGGAAACTTTGGCAAGCAGGATTACCACAAGGGCGTTGGGGCAGATGGCACCTTTTGAAGGCAAGAAGCGCTACGCCAGCGCGCAGATCGAGCGGTGCCCGATGCACGGCGAGTACACGGCCATGCTGATTCGGGGCACCTGGTCCGGCTGCCCAGATTGCATGAACGTCGAGGACCAGGTGCGCGAGGCCGAGCAGCGCGCCGCCTGGCGCCAGGAGCTCAAGGCGCGCGAGTGGAGCGCAAAGCTCGGCCGTGCCGCTATTCCCGAGCGTTTTGCTGATCGCCGCCTCGAATCGTACCAGCCGGATTGCCCTGGCGCCGAGCGCGCGCTGGCCGTGGCCACCCGGTACGCAGAGAATTTCGAAGACGCCCGCGCCACTGGTGCATGCTTGATCTTCGCCGGGGATGTCGGTACCGGCAAGACGCACTTGGCCGTGGGCATTGCCCATCACATCATGGGCCACGGCCGCCAGGCGGTATTCACGTCGGTGATGCGGGCGGTGCGCTCGGTCAAGGAAACCTATGCCAAAGGGGCAGGGCGCACCGAGGCACAGGCCATCCGCGACCTGGTCGACCCGGACCTTCTGATCCTCGACGAGGTGGGCGTGCAGCACGGCAGCGACACCGAGAAGCTGATCCTGTTCGAGATCATCAACGGCCGCTACGAGGCGGCGCGCCCGACCATCGTCATCAGCAATCTGGACGCGGCCGGCCTGGAACAGTTCCTGGGCGAGCGTGCCTTCGACCGATTGCGCGAGGGTGGCGGCAGGCTGGTGGTCTTCGATTGGCAGTCACACAGGGGGAAACGACCGAGCGTCCAGGCTGCGAATGCCGCTCAGGATTTGCCAGAGGCACCGCCGCACTGCGCAAGGGCCATGGCCGCCACGAAGTGACGTACCCATCAGAAAAAACGGCTTAAAAGGCTTTAAATGAAAAATCAAGAAAACAAAATCGCAGCAAACAAACGCCTGGCCGAGCTGCTGGGCCGGTCCAGCATTGTCGAGGTGGGCGGAGCCTTGGTCGGCACGCCGCCGGCGGGCGCCGCCGCAAGTCGCGGCCAGGCGCTGGTGCCAGACTGGCTGGGTGACTGGGCTGCAGCCGCGCCGCTGCTCGCACAGTTCGAGATCTGGCTGATGCCGATGTCGGCCGGCGTCGATGCCAGCGGCTTCCTGGAGTGGTACCGGTTCTATCCAGACAAGGATGCGGTGGCGCGCGCCGCAATCGTCAAGGCGGCCACGCATTGCCTGGAGAAAGCGCGATGATGGCCCGTGGCTTGCAGGCGTTGGGTCGCCTCAAGGTCGGCGCCATGAACAAGACTGAGGCCGCGTATGCGCAGACGCTGGAGCTGCGCAAGGCGGCCGGCGAGGTGGCCTGGTACCGGTTCGAGGGCCTGAAGTTCCGCTTGGCCGACAACACTTTCTACACGCCGGATTTCGCCGTTCTCCTGGCGGGCGGCGCGCTGGAGGCGCACGAAGTGAAAGGCAACTGGCAAGAGGATGCGCGTGCGAAGATCAAGATTGCGGCCGACATGTACCCGCTGCGATTCGTCGCCGTGCAGGCGCTGCCGAAGAAGTTGGGCGGCGGCTGGAAGACGGAGGAATTTTGATGGCTGCGAACAAGAAGCCACGCAAGCGGTCTGTGCAGAAGCCTGCCGTGCTGCCACCTGGCGCGCGCAGCGCCATGGAGTTTGAGATGCCAGGCTTTCAGGTCAGCGAGGCGATAGGCAAGTTTCATTTCCTTGGAAGGTGGGAAACTATTTTATTTGGAAATAAATTTATTGATATTAACTTTATTAAGAAAATTATTAACAAATAAAGTGTCGGTTGTATAAGGGCTATTATGTGTTTGGCTGAGTAGTTACATAAAAGCATTACTTGATTTTCGTACTGCTGATGCCAGTTAAGCGATTGCGAAACGCAATGTTCCAAGGCTGCGGACCTGGATCACGCCGTCCTGATTTACGAACGAGCGCACGCCCTCTGCGAGGATGCTGTTATCAGTCTGGTAGGCACCAGTCCAAACATCGTTAATGCAATATGGACGGCCGTCAGGACGGGAACTACCGCCAAAACCGATTGTGAATGGCGCCACGCCATCCCTGCCTTGGCTCTTGTTAAACACCCATGCATAGTTGCCGACATTACCTTCGGCGGTCAATGGACCGACAGGGCTATAGCTTGCATTATACAGGCCGGTGATAACGCCATTCGACGAATCGGCCGAACTGATTTTGAATGTGAAATTCTTATCTTCAGAAACATAGTTTCCCAATGCAGGTACATTGCTCATGATAAATTACCTTTCAATGTAAAAGAAAAGAAATGTAACGACTCAGCTGAGAGGAATGCTACACCTCTTGTTGTGGAAAAAAATATTTTTCAAAATAATTTTATTTGTATTCGATATGCTTCTGAGAATGTCACGCAAATACTCGCTTTGTCACCAATTATAACTATTGAAGTTTAATATTATGGCCAACAGCGTGCGTAAATTCGGATGACACTTTTTCGAATTATATTTTCCAACGTCTGATGAAGTTCCAGAACGTTCTTGCTACCGGGCATCAAGGTTTCTTTACGATAGTAGCGATGCGGTAAATTTCATCAGCAACCTTCGAGAGTTTGTCCGCAATCCAGCTTGGCGCCGAGTGTGCAAACCTTGTGTCAGGCACATATTGAGGTTTTTTTGTATTAGCTAAAGTTGGCGATGCATAGCTTGTGCAGCTCCTGACGCTTACCTCTGCGAGGCTGCTGACATTGCATGCTACGATTGTCGAATTCGGACAGGAGTAGAGCATGGGATTTGCTGAAAGTACGTTGCCTCAATTGGATCGAGCAACCTGATGGACGATGCGCAGCACCACCATACTGACCCGCTGGTCGCTGCAGCGTTGGCCGGTGACATCAATGCGCTGCTGTGCCGCGTGAAGTACGCCGACGGCACGCTCAACCACATGTTCGAGGGCAAATCAGTCTGACCTGGTGCAGCAGGGCAGTCGAGGTAATTAAGCGCGGTCGCGCGCGTCGATGGAGGCAGGAAAACACGGCCTGGGATGCGGCAGCGGCACAAGAGCTTTGTTGGCGCGCTACCGATCGCGCGCACGCACGTGAGTGATCAACCTGCACAGGTGTCGTACTGGCGCCCAAGAGCCGGCCAAAAATGGAAGAGGCGGCTGGATAATTGAATCGGTATGCAATGGAAATTGACGCATCCATCGACTATGTCGGAACTACTTTTTTGGTTTCGGCACTGGCTTAGGTTTCGGCAGGGGCAGTTCGGCTGCAGTGCGCTGCGCCAGCTGGGTCAGCCACTCGCGCTCGTCCCATAGTCCGCCATCGATCAGGAAATACGGCTTGGCTTGAGGGTAGGGTTGCGCTTCCTGTAGCGTGCCGAGCGCGCTGATCCAGGCACGGCCTGCCTCGGTAGGCTTGATAAACAACTGATCGTCGGCGACGATGGCGAACATCTTGCCGTCGCAATACACGCCGTACTCGCCAAACATCTTTTTCGCGCTGAGGCTGCCCGCGCCCGCCATCTGGTCAAGCAGAAAATCCACCGTGCCTTGCTGTGATGCCATGTTGTCCTCCGTAGGAAGGAATAGTGTAGCGCAAGCCATTTGCGGAAGCGGTCTTTTTTCCGCGGCGCAGTAGCCAGAGGGTGACCGGCACGGCTACACTATCGACATTATTTATTTTGCATTAGCTATTTTGCCATGACACCCCACCTGATCACTCACCGCGGCATCAGCATCGCCACCTTGGCCGCCAGCGACCCCATCGAAACCCATTGCGCACCGGGCCACACGGCCATCCGCGAACAGGCCGACGGCTGGTGGCTGTATTTTGTCGATGAAGACGGCAAGGTCGACGGCTACGACAGCCCGTTCGCCAGCCACGCCGAGGCGCTGTGGGCGGCCAAGGCCGCAGCTGAGTTCAGCGCGCAATGAAGGCCAGTCCGTGGGCTTTCCTGGGCTTGCCGCAAGCACCCGTGCCGGAAGCGGAAAGCGCCGAATATGGCGCCTGTCGCGCCGAACTGGACGGCAAGCGACTGGTCTTGCGCGTGGCCAAAACCACGCCGACGAAAACAGGTCAATTCGTCACTGTCTGGAAGCGCCCCCATCCCGACGCAGAGATCGCCCCGCTGGACGACGTCGATCCCGTCGATGTCGTCATCATCGCCGTCAGCGACGGCGCGCAGCAAGGTTTTTTCATTTTCCCTCGCAGCGTGCTGCTGGAACGGGGTGTGATGTCGCGCGCCGGCCAAGGCGGTAAGCGCGCACTGCGCGTGTATCCGCCGTGGTGTGCGCCAGAATCGGGCCAGGCGCAGCGTACGCAGCGCTGGCAGGCTGTGTGGTTTGTGGCTGCGGGGGACCAGCCGCGGCTGGCAAGGCTGCTGGACATCGCCTGACGTTGGTGGCCAGGTGCAGGTGCAGGTGCACATACTAAACAGCATGGGAAAGAAAGCGCGAATGAAGTCTTTTTTTGACGGGAAAATTTATCTGACACTATTTGTCATCTTCGCGATATTCGTTGTTTCCCGCCTTGGCCGCAATGACACGCCCAGGCGCGGTCTGGACGTCATGCAGTTCATCGAGAGCGACCTGGCGGAAGTGCTGCAGAATGGCGGGAATGTGATTGACCGGACGAGCCGGGTGCAATTGCGTAGCGTGGTTTATTCGGTGCGCTTCAAGGACGAGGGTTGGAGCGCGGCGCTGCGCGACAGGAATATCGCCACTTTGCGAAGGCTGGACTGGGTACAGCAGGCACCGGCCGTGCTGTGCAAGATGGGCGCGCAGGTAACCATCGGGGAAGGGCAGAGCATGTACCGCGGCCAAGGCACCAATAGCATCAGTTTCGACTATAGCGCGAGAACCGTCAGGAAATGCGCGACGCCAGCGGAGTAGCCATCCGCGATGCCGTCAATCCGGAAATGCGGCGACTCCCGAGTTGCCTCCGCGTTTCGCCGCTGCCGGGGCCGTGATATGCACCAGGCTGACCGCGCCGCCCCAGGCATGGCAGGCATTCCTCTTTCTGACTCCGCCCAGCATTGTTCTGGCCGGCTTCCTGACTGCTCACTTTTATAACCTCGTTGTGATACGTGCCCATAGATTGGGCTGTGACACCTTCGATTTTCTTAACGGCGATATGTGCGCTGGAACCCATGCATTGCTTTAGCAGTAAGCTGGGATGTTTGTTGTGGGACGTCCTTCGAAGATAGCATTTAGCGATGGATATCGATATTGCTCCATATTGTGCATGTTGGCTTCAGTTAGCGTGATTTGCACGTTGTGGAAGTCAGCCTTCGGGAATAGATAAAAAGTACTTGCTTTTGTGTTTTCAAGATCAAGGAGTACTGCCAGAACAAAGTCGCATCTGGACTCCTCATCCAGTCGTATACGCCAGCGAGGAGGGGCCTGCTTTTCGTACAGGCATCTTGCTATCGTGATCTTCAAGACAAACCGATTATCGAGCAGCAGAGTATTGCGAGATGTCCCGTTTACTTGGCTGACGCCCGTATTCGCAATGAGTTCCACAACTCGTTCGTGCGTTTCTGCGCGAACAGTTCGTACGATTTTCCGGGTGGCCACGAATTTATGTTCGTTGGTAGGAGGCAGCCCAGCAAGTGCGTAGGCTTCCAGCATGGTGCCAAAGTAGTAGGCGAACATCTGTGCGCCAGGCAGTGTATCGTCCTGATCAATTAGTACGGTGGTCACCTTCCCATGTTTTTCATGTAACTTGCGTAGCATTGCCAGGAGTTCTTCTTTTGGAATCGGAGAGAGGCGATGTTTGCGCTCTTGCTGCGCTTTACGGAAAAGGGCAACTGGGATGAGGGGAGGGAAGGCGCCGATCCTTTTTATCCACATCGACGTTGGATTTTCGATGTGACGCTTTCGTAGCTTAAAGGACGCTCTGTTGTAGATGATGTTGCCGATGTACTTTTCGTTTGTAAGCACATCCCGAACGCAGTCACGGGTCCAAGCGCGGCCGCATTCGCGAGGCGCTTCCATTGCATTTAACAAGAAAGCAATTTCGCTTTCACTTAGCCGTTCCAGCACGTACCAGTCGTACACTCCTCGAAGAATCTCGAGCTCCTCATTTGGCCCGGGAACGAGTATTACGCGGTCTGTAGGATGGCTCTTTCTGTCGCCGAATCCCAGCGCTGGCTTGGCCTTGCCGCTTGTACTGATAGGGATCCGGCGCAATCCAAATCCTGCCCTGCCACCTTGTTTAAATCCCATTTCGACAAAACGGCATTGCGCTGCAAATACCTTGGTTGAAAGTTCTCTACTGTACTCGGCGGCCATGGCGCGCTTAACGCTCTTAATTATTGAAGAAACCGAAGACCCATTGTTTTCGAAGTCTTCGGCGCAATAGACGATGGCGATCCCTGCGCGGCGGCATATGTATTCGTAGTAGGCGCTTTCGTCCAAATCTTGGAACCGCCCCCAACGGCTTACATCATAAGCAAGAATCGACTGAAATGGCGCTCCGCCGCTTTGCACGTCTTCGATCAGGCATCGCAGGCCAGGGCGTGAAGAAAAATCAAGCCCACTCCTGCCCTCGTCGGAGTATGTCTTGATGATATCTATACCATGGCGTTCTGCATACTCTGCAATGCGGTGCAGCTGGTGAGAGATCGAATGATTTTGGTTGTCGGTAGACATGCGGACGTATACCGCAGCTGTTGCCTTTGTACTTTTTTCCTGCACCTTTGGAACGTGTATGGCTGCTTTGTGTCGCATGCTATCCCCCTATGGGAGGTGCCAACCACAGCGGGCTTTTGGCACTTGCTTGATACGGATCAATGCATGGACCGTCACCTGTCGCATTCTAGTGAAACGAGGAGGCTGCCATGTTCGATAATGCCACTGAAAGAAAGTTACGTCTGATTGCCGCAGGTGTGTACTTGAAACAATTGCATGGACTGGATTTTGCGCTCTACATGCTAATAGACGCTGGATTTCGTGAGGGCGTTGCAAGAGCTGCATTGCAAGATAAGAAAATCACCCTATGTGCGAGTTCCATAGTGAAATATTGCCAGGGTGGCAGTATTTTCCCGGAGTAAGCTACAAGTTACTGCAGTGTCGCACAATTCAGGTAGCACACCTCTTTTTTCTGGTGGCTAGTCTTTCGCCGCTAGGTGCCCAATTGCGTGGCCATGCAGTTACGAAAGGAGTAATCTTCTGTGTGGCCATTTTTTACCATTTACGATCAGCGTTCGCGCAAAGGATTTTTAAGATGAAAATCGCTGTATTCAGCTCCCAACCGTATGATCGCCGTTTTCTTAATGAAAAAGCAGACCAGCGCGATGCTCGTGATTCCGTGGAGATGCGTTTTCACACTGAGTCCTTGTCTCTGCAGTCGGTGGCTCTTGCGCAAGGTTGCCAGGCAATCTGCGTGTTTGTAAACGATGTGCTTGATGCGGAAGTGCTGCATGCTCTTGCTCACATTGGCGTGCGCGCGATCTTGCTGCGTTGCGCCGGCTTCAATAATCTCGATACGGAAGCAGCACGACGTTTGGATCTTTTCGTCGCGCGCGTGCCAGCATACTCTCCAGAGGCCGTGGCCGAACATGCCATAGCCCTCACTCTTACTTTGAATCGTCGAACTCATCGGGCCTATGCAAGGGTGCGCGAAGGCAATTTTGCGCTTGATGGCCTTTTGGGGAGCAATTTGTACGGAAAGACGGTAGGGATCATCGGGACTGGCAAAATTGGGCTGGCGACTGCAAAGATTTTTAATGGTTTCGGCTGCCGGCTACTGGGGTATGATCCGTTCCCATCATCGGAGTTTGAAGCCATTGGCGAAATAGTCGAGCTGTCCGAGCTTCTCTCCGAGGCGGATTTCGTCTCACTGCATTGTCCGCTCACCACCGAAACCCACCACCTCATAAACGCCGATACGCTGAATCTGATGAAGGAGGGGGCTATGTTGATCAATACTTCGCGTGGTGCCCTCGTTGATACACAGGCGGTGATTGAAGCGTTGAAGTCGCGCCAGCTGGGCTCCTTGGCCATCGATGTGTACGAGCAAGAAAGCAATCTCTTCTTCGAGGATCGGTCCGGCGACATCATCACGGATGACATTTTCCAGCGCCTGATGACGTTCCCGAACGTTCTTGTTACCGGACATCAAGGTTTTTTTACCATTGAAGCCATGCGCGAGATTGCCACGACAACGTTCGAGAATTTGTCCGCATATCAGCTTGGTGCCGAGTGTGCAAACCTAGTGCCAGGTACCTATTGACGGTTTTCATTTTCGCTAAAGTGAGCGGTACTTAGTTTATGCTGCTTCTGGCGCATTCCCCTGCCAGGCAGGGGAAATCGCATGCTACGATTGTCGAATTCGGACAGGAGTAATGCATGGGATTTGCTGAAAAATATGTTGCGTCAATCGGATCGAGCAACCTGATGGACGACGCGCAGCACCACCAGACTGACCCGCTGGCCGCTGCAGCGTTGGCCGGTGATATTGGTGCGTTGCTGTGCCGCGTGAAGTATGCCGACGGAACGCTCACGCGTATGTTCGAGGGTAACCAGCAGAACCTGGCACAGCTGCTGCGCATCTGGACCGTCGAGGTTATCCGGCGCGGCCGCATGCGCCGTTGGGTACCGGAAAATACGGCCTGGGATGCGCAGTCGGCGCAGGCGCTTTATCGCCGCGTGGCTGAAAAGTCGTTGGCGCATTGGCTGGATGGCAAGTGCAAAGGCTGCAGCGGCACCGGCGTCAAGGTACTGCTGGGGAACGGGCAGTGCCCGTCATGCAAAGGAACCGGAGTGGCACCTGTGTACGGCGTTGCCGGTCTGGAGTTGGAACGCGTCAAGGACATGGTGAGCGACCTGAGCGCCATTTACGACAGCCACTCCGGCCGTGCGCGCGGCCTTTTACGTGAGGACTATCTGTAGCGTAGTTTTTTCAAACCTGTGTTTACGGACAGTATTTCGCTGTATAATGCAGGCTCTTATTCAAGAAAACTCTTCTGGAAATCGTAATGTGCGCAGCGCGCCACCGATAGCTAGAACTCGCGATAGTACCCATCCAGGCATCGGACGTGCTCGCCTTGAATTTGACGATCATCTTGCACTTTGCTCACAGGAGCAAAGGCCAAAGCCTGCGACCTCATGGTCGCGGGCTTTTTTGTTTTTCAATCTCATTCATAACGATCTGCCCACCGGTCACATTCAAGGAAACAAGCCACTTAGTTACCATTGAGCATGTCAGATAGAGGGATGAGGGAACGGCAAAAGTGATTTTTCTTAGGGGAACTGCAGAGTACTTATCAGTACAGACTTCAACCGGCTCACTAAAAATAGTGACGTGTTTGTTTATCAATAGTAGAAGGTCGTTTAGCTCGATATCATTTGCTGGGACGTACATTCTGAACCGTTTAATAAAGCCAGCCTCAAAATTTTCCATTTTTCGCGACAGACGTTGTTTAATTGATATTTATCATATTGCATTTTTGTTTTTGCTTGCGCACTGTACAACCTATGCATTGTCTTCAACCAAACGTTGAAGGTGGGGGAGGTGCGAGTTTGATTCCTTTGGCCGCTTGGTTCATGCAATAGCTACGTAGGGGCATGGAAGAGTTAGCGCGGTTTTCTCCGGACCTTAGGGTCTTGGCTTAGCACTCGTAACGAAGTCCATTTACTTACGTTGTGCTTCTGCAAATAGGCCTCTGCGGCAGCCATGCTAATTTCCATCGCTATGCGTATTGCATTTTCGATGATCTCTTCAGTTTCCTTGTCAGGCCGGGAAATCGACAAAGGTTGGGGCGTAAATTTGGGATCGTTTGGCATGAACAAGTATCACGATGTGGAAAGCTAAATCATGCCGAAAGAAAATTCATCGGAATTGATATGCGTCAATCGTTTCCTACCTGCTCAATAATATGAATAGAGTGCAACACCCATCGAATAACGGCGTGCTTGGCGCGCCTGCAGGCTGGGACCAGGTGGAGTTACCGTGCGGCGCGCTGCCGATCACGCGCACGCACGTAGGCGACCTGCCTGCCATCGTGTCGTACTGGCGCCCGAGCGGCGAGGAAGTGGCCGTGCTGAACGCTGGCGGCTATATCGCGCTGTGGGTGCTGGGCAAGCCGGCGCTGCACGCATTCACCGCATAAAGGAGTCTCCATGCGCATCAAAGCAGGTAACCCGGACGCGTACTGGGCAAAAGTATTTTTTAATGGAGCTCCCTTGAGTATGTGCGTTATGGCAGATGAGGAGCGTGGCGAGGTCATTGTCTACGTGACTGATAGCGCCGGGCGCATTCTCATAAACGCGGCAACCGGCGATGCGCTGACGGAGGCCGCGCACGGAAGCGTGTCAGTGTTTATCGCCCAATGCCACGCTGACGACGGCTTCGATGCCTGGATGCGCGAGCGGGTCGAGGCTGCGCACCAGGCCATGATGAAGCACGTCCGGCGCGGCGGCATCAGCTACGAAGCGAAAAAAAGCGCGCTACGGTTAGCGATTCCCGGCACTCAAGTTGTGCTGAATTCCGGCGGACCCGTAATGACGGTGATCGGTATGACGTATGACGGGAAGGCTGTCGCCTGTGCATGGCATGTTGACGGCTTGGCTATGGGTGATTCATTCCCCATGGAATGCCTGCGTCGCTGCGACGTCTCGCAAGTAGAGTAACGACGCGACCTGCCAGCGCGCCCCAGTGGCAGGGCGTACAAAACGGGCGCAGTTCACCGACGCAGCAATGATCCAGAGGACTCCAGCCGCGATGCACCACGGCGCCTGCTGGGGGCGGGCGGGGATCTATTTACCTGTGCGGGACGTGTAGAGCACTACGCTGTCCGGATTCGTCAATTGCCAACAGAGTTCTTTGTAGTCGACCTCGCAACTTTGATAGCCGCCAGGTGAGCGGAGAGAGAAGTTCATGTCGCCGTACTTGTCCAAGAGGGCAGTGCCGCGGTCAAGCCGAATCTCGGCATCTAGCTTCGCGTAGAGCAACGCATCGCGCTCCGCACTAGAGAATGTGTAGGTGAACCCAAAGGCCATTCCTTTCCGCGGCAGTGATACCAAGTACTTCATTCGTTCCTCCGCTGCTGTCGGTCCAAATTGGCCCGTAGTCAATAATATTACCAGAGGGCAAGAATGGGCCGCAAATCATCGCTTACAGAGAAGCAGTGGGCGGAGATCGGTCGACGTCTCCTGAAGGGGGAGGCGGGCCGGGTTCTCGCCAGAGAGTACGGCGTATCCGAAGCCGCAATAAGAAAACGCTTTGGTGCGCAGACGAAACAAATAAAAGATGTTGCAAATCAATTAGTTGCAGCAGAGTCGGCATTCAGTGCGCTACCGATTGGTGCGCAGATAAGTGCGCGCACTTTGGCCGACGAGCTGAAAGAAATCTCGATGCACCTGGCCGGCGCCGCACGTTATGGTGCTGCCACCGCGCACCGGCTCTCCGGCATCGCTCACAACAAGGCTGGCGAGATCGATGATGCCGAGCCCCTGGACGACAAGAGCCGGCTGGCCCTAGGCGATATTGCCGTGCTGACCAGGATGGCCAATGGCGCCGCCGAGATCGGCATGAACCTGCTGAAGGCCAGCAAGGACGTGAAGCCGGACGACGACGCGCCCACACCCGTCGCGATCACCTTCGGCGTGAAAGACGCCAAGCGCCATGACGACAATCCAGTTTGACCTAAACGTCCCGCAATCGAGCTTCCTACAGCTGCCGCACAAGTTCAAGGCCTACGTGGCCGGGTTCGGTTCTGGCAAGACGTTCGTCGGCTGCGCCGGCATATGCGGACACTTCTGGCAGTGGCCAGGCATCAACCAGGGCTACTTCGCACCGACCTATCCGCAGATTCGCGACATCTTCTATCCCACGATGGAGGAGGTGGCCTTTGCGATGGGCCTGCGCATCAAGGTGAAGCAGGGCGACCACGAGGTCGAGGTGTACGAGGGCCGGCGCTATCGCGGCACGGTCATCTGCCGCTCGATGGAGAAGCCTGAAACCATCGTCGGCTTTAAGATTGGCCACGCGCTGATCGATGAGCTGGACGTGATGCCGCTGAAGAAGGCGCAGATGGCCTGGCGCAAGATCATCGCCCGTATGCGCTACAAGGTGCCGGGGCTGATGAACGGCATCGACGTGACGACGACGCCCGAGGGATTCAAGTTCGTCTATCAGCAGTTCGTGAAGGCGATTCGGGACAAGCCGGAGCTGGCCAGCCTGTACGGTTTGATCCAGGCGAGCACGTTCGACAACGAGCTGAACCTGCCAGAAGACTATATTCCGTCGCTGATGGCCAGCTACCCGCCGGCGCTGATCGATGCCTATCTGCGCGGCAAGTTCACCAACCTGACCAGTGGCAGCGTGTACGCTGACTTCGACCGCGCGCTGAACCACACGAACGAGATCATTCTGCCCGGCGAGCCGCTGATGGTGGGCCTCGACTTCAACGTGCAGAACATGACTGCCTGCATCAACGTGGTCCGGGAAGGGCTGCCGCGTACGCTGGCTGAGCGCGTGCAGGTGCGTGACACGCCGGCAATGGCCAAGATCCTGAAGGAGGACTTCAAGGACAAAGGCCACCAGGTGAAGATTTTCCCGGATGCCTCCGGCCAGAACACCAGCAGCAAGAACGCCAGCGAGTCCGACCTGTCCATTTTGCGCCAGGCGGGCTTCCTGCTCGAAGTGAATCACTCAAACCCTGCGGTCAAGGACCGGGTCAACGCCTACAACGGCATGATCCTGAATGCCCAGGGCGAGCGCCGCTGGAAGATCAACACAGACCAGTGCCCGACGACGACCGAGGCGCTGGAGCAGCAAGTGTGGGGCGCCGACGGCCAGCCGGACAAGAAATCTGGCCACGACCATCCGAATGACGCGAACGGCTACTTCCTCGTGAAGCGCTACCCGATCGTGAAGAGCACGACGACCACCGCGCCGCTGCGCATGTAACAACAAGGATTTCCATGACCGATGTACGCACACAATCGGCCGAAGCGGCCAAGCTGAACGAGGATTGCGCGCTGATTGCCGCGCTGCTGGGCGGCACGAAGACAATGCGCGCTGCTGGCAAGACGTATATGCCGCAGTGGCCGGGCGAAGACGACAAGAGCTACGAGCTGCGCCTGGCCGTGGCCACGCTGTTCCCGGCCTACGCGCGCACCATCGACGTACTCTCAGCCAAGCCGTTCAGCAAACCGGTGACGCTGGGCGAGGATGTGCCGGAACGGCTTAAGCCTTGGCTGCAAAATGTCGACCTGTCCGGCCGCGACCTGCATAGCTTCCTGTCTGAGATCACCCAGGAGGCGATGGGCTACGGCTTCGCTGGTATCTTGGTCGACTTCCCCAAGGCGGGCAATCTGGTCACGAAGGCCGACGAGATGGCCGCCGGCGTGCGCCCGTACTTCGTCCAGGTGCACGTGCAGAACGTCCTGGGCTGGCTGCCCAAGAATGCGACCAGCCTAGAAGGGCTGACCCAGCTGCGGCTGCTGGAAAGCGTGTCCGAGCCGAATGGCGACTTCGACACTAAGGAAATCGAGCAGGTGCGGGTCCTCGGGCGCGGTACCTGGCAGACCTGGCGCCAGCGCGAAACGGCTGGCAAAAAAGAGTGGGTGCTTCACGAGGAGGGCGCTACCACACTGAAACGCATCGCCTTCGTGCCGGTCTACGGCAAGCGTCTGGGCTACATGCAGGCCACGCCGCCGCTGCTCGAGCTGGCGCACAGCAACGTTGAGCACTGGCAGAGCAAGAGCGACCAGCAGAACATCCTGCACGTCGCGCGGGTGCCGATCCTGTTTGCCAAGATGCTGGGCGAGGGCGGCATCACGGTCGGCGCCGGCAGTGCGGTCAAGTCGGAATCGCCCGATGGTGACCTTAAATTCGTGGAGCATGGCGGCAAGGCCATCGAAGCCGGCCGCCTGTCCATCCTCGACCTGGAAGACCGCATGCGCCAGGCCGGCGCCGAACTGCTGGTGATCAAGCCGGGAAACATTACCGAATCACAGACGCAGGCCGACAACGAGCAGGGTTCCTGCGCGCTGCAGAAGATCGCGGGCAACGTCGAGGATGCCGGCGACCAGGCGCTGCAGTTCATGGCTGAATGGGTGGGGGAGGCCGAAGGTGGCCATATCACCATTTTCAAGGACTTCGGCGCCGCTTCTCTGGCCGAGGCCAGTGCCGAATTGCTGTTCAAGAGCGCCGCAAACGGAAAAATCTCGGGCGAGACGTACTTCAACGAGCTGCAGCGTCGCGGCATCCTGTCGCCGGATTTGAAGTGGGTGGACGAGCAGGTCAGGATCAAGGCCGATCCGCCGCTCACCTCAGATAAGTTGCCGGCGCCGGCAACCACCTAGAGCACGTTTTTTAATTTTCTAAGCCGCCCGGGTCACTTGGTGGTTTTTTTGTTGCCGTAAGCGAGGGGCGAATGGAGACTGCATTGCAAGTCACTGCTGGCGTATGGGGCGCTTGGGTCGCCCTCAACCTGATCATGGTCATGTTGGCTGCCACCGTGCTGCCGGTTCACCAGGTGCACTTCGACGGTTTCCGGGCACGCCTGCCGGCCTCATTGCCCACGCTGTTGGCGCCAGCCGAGATTGCCGCCGTCGTAGCTCACGAGCATGGACACGGCCACCACCTGCATATCTGGACCAACCTGCTGCTGCGATGCCTGCTGCTGACTCCCGGGCCGCAGCGCCGGCGCCGGCAGGAAATCGAAGCCGACGACTATGCCGTCGCGGGCGGGCACGGCGCCCACCTGGCTAGTGCGCTGCGCAAGCTGTCAAGCCATCCTGACGATGTATCGCGGGCCGAACGCCTGGAGCGCATGTAACAGAAACGATTTCGCCGACCGCCCGCAGGCGGTTTTTTATTGCCGCAAGCGGACGCGACGCGGTGCACGGCCGGAAGGCCATTGATAGGGCGGATGCCCGGAAAGAACGACCATGCCATTCAAATACAACGCAGATGGAACCATTGCAACATCGGGCGAAGGCGCACAGAAGCTCCCGATTTTTATCCACGCCGATGGCCGTGAAGCGCCTTTCGACGCCGATACCACGGTCTCGACCATTGGTCGCCTGAACGGCGAGGCGAAAAGTCATCGTGAGGCCAAAGAGGCCGCCGAGCTGCGTTTGAAGTCGTTCGAAGGCATCGAAGACGGCGCCGCCGCATTGGCTGCCCTGACCACCGTCAAGAACCTGGGCGCCGGCGAATTGAAGACCGCCGCTCAGGTACAGGAAATTAAGGACGCTGCGGCAAAGTCGGCCCGCGAATCGGTTGAAGCGGCCACGCGCGCTGCTGCTGACAAGGAAAAGGTGCTGACTGAGCAGAATTCGACGCTCACCCAGCAGCTGAACAATCACATCATCGGCGGCGCTTTCGCAAGTTCGAAGTTCATTTCCGAAAAGCTGGCCATCCCCGCCGATATCGCGCAGAAGGTTTTCGCTGACCGCCTGAAGGTCGAAGGTGGCAAGCTGGTTCCAACGGATGCGAACGGCAACCCGCTGTTTTCGGCCGTTCGGCACGGCGAGCATGCTGACTTCGAGGAGGCAATCGAAGTCTACGTGAACCAGTACCCGAACAAGGACAAGATCCTGAAAGGCTCGGGCGCCTCCGGTGGTGGCGCATCCAGTGGCGGCTCGGGTGGCGGCGGTGCCAAGTCGATTACACGCGCGCAATTCGACGCAATGGATGGCGCGGCGCGCGCCGCTGCCATGAAGGGCGGTGCAACCATCAGCGAATAAGCTGCGACGTGATGGCTTCCTGGCCCGCCAAGTGCGGGCCATGCTGTAGCCGCATTACCGAATACCTTTGCCGGCGCCTGGATGGGCAAGTCGGTGCTTTGGGCTGGATGGCCTGTTCGCTTCAAACCCCAAACCATTTACTTAAAGGCAATTCCATGAAGATGATTATCTTTGCCGTGGCGGCTTTGTGCGCCTTGGCCTTGGCCCCTGTGGCCAATCTGTTCGCCGACGCGACCTGCATCGGTCGCCCTACAGCGCAAAAGATCGAGCTGTATGGCAAGGCGTTCGCAGAGATCGCGCGTGCGCACCTGCAGAACCACATGTCCGCCATGGGCATGCAGCTGGGTATCCTGACGCTCAATGGCTTGATCCCCACTATTTATGAGGCGATGGATGTCGTCTCGCGCGAACTGGTTGGCTTTATTCCGGCCGTGTCGCGCGATTCGAGTGCTGAGCGTGCGGCTGTAGGGCAGGTGGTTATGTCGCCTGTTGTCGGTGCATTACCGGCTGAGGATCTGGTCGCCGCCGCATACGCCGATTTGGCCCCAAGCCGCTCCATCGGTAACGTTCAGATGACGATTCAAAAGGCCCGCTCGGTGCCTTTTGGGATCACGGGCGAGGAAACTCGCGGCCTGCAGAGCGCAGGCACACTGGGTACCATCAACCGTGACAGCATTGTTCAAGCTTTCCGCACGCTGACCAATGAAGTTGAGACCGACCTGGCCGCGCTGCATATCTATGCCTCGCGCGCTTACGGTACTGCCAACCTCACTCCATTCGGCACTGCAGCCGACCTGAGCGACTTCGCACTGTCCCGCAAGATACTGGATGACAACGGCTCGCCACAATCCGATCTACACATGGTGCTGGGCTCGTCGGCCGTCGCAAACATTCGCGGCAAGCAATCCGGCCTGTTCAAGGTCAACGAAGCCGGCAACGATGATCTGCTGCGCCGCGGCGCGCTGGGTCAAGTTGAAGGCTTCGATTTGCATAACTCCGGACAGGTGAAGAAATCTGTCGTCGCAGGAACCGCCGCTGGCGCCACGACCAACGCGGTCGGCTATGCTGTGGGCGCTACGGTTATCACCATGGCGTCGGCCGGCACTGGCGCCGTGATCGCGGGCGACATCATGACCGTGGCCGGCGACACCGAGAAGTACATGATCGTCGGCGGTGACGCTGATGTTTCGAATGGCGGCACCATCACCATCGCCGAGCCAGGCCTGCAAAAAGCTATCCCGGCTGCAGCCACCGCGCTGACCCTGATTGCAGCTACCACGCGCAACATGTTTTTCCACCGCTCGGCGATTCAGCTGGCCGCTCGTGCGCCAGCTATGCCAGAAGGCGGCGACTCGGCCGATGACGTGGTGCTGATCACCGATCCGTATTCCGGCCTCACCTATGAGTTCTGCCTGTATCGCGGCAAGCGCTCGGTTCGCTGGGAAGTCAACCTGGCGTGGGGCGTGAAAGCGGTGGCGCCACGTCACATTGGCCTGCTGATCGGCGCGTAAGCCTTAAAGGCAGTCATCAACCCGACCCGGCCAGCACTGCGGTGCTGCCGGGCCTCACCTGGAATTCACCATGGATACCCTCAAAATCGTATCGACGGACCCGCGCACGCAAGGCTCGTTCGTCGTGATTAACAAATCCGATTACAACCCCGACGTGCACGAGCTGTACGGCGACCAAGACCTGGGTGCGCCCACCGAGCGCGTACCGACGATGGCCGAGTTGTTGGCCGCGCGTGATCAGCTGCTGGAGCGCGAGCGTGAACTGGCGGCCGAAAAGGATCGCATCGCTGAGCAGGCCCAGGCAAACGAGGCCGAAGCGCAGCGCCTGCGCGACGAAGCGGCAAGCCTCCAGGCTGCCAAGGACGCTGTTGCCGCGCAGGTACAAGCTGCAGCGGCCACGGCCGCGGCCGAAAAGCCAGCCAAGGCCGCCAAGGCCTAATCCCTGGCCATCACCGCCCCGCGCGCCGGGGCATTCCATAAACCGCATTCCCGAAAGACACTATGCCAACCATCACCGCCGGCGGCACGCCGCAAACTATCATCTTGCCCGTGGGCCAAGTCCTGAATGTCGGCGGCGGCGCCGGAACGGCTGGAGTGGTGTATCTCCTTGATCCAGTGCAGGGCGGCACGAATTCGCTGCAGTCTTGGGTAATCGGCACCGGTGCGCTGGCGCCCATCGGGCCGTATCCCGATCCGCAGCGCTTCCTGTTGACGTGCGCGAGTGGAACTGTTGACGTAAACGCAAGTAACGCGGTGCTGGGCGCGCCACGTGTTGTAAAAAATGTAGCTGGACTTGCTGACAGCGCTGGCGTGTTGCTGCCAGCTATGGGACCTGCCGGCGTACTGAACTTCAATCCCGCCCGCATGCGCAAATGGTGCGCCGCCAAGGCGCGGGTGTTGTCGAAAGGCGGCCGGGGTATCGCTGCTGTGATGGGAGATTCGCGCACCGCGGGATTCGGCGCGACAGGTGCAGCCAATTTTATCGGCGCCCGTGCCAAGAACCGGGCTGCGCAGCTTGCAGCGTTTTTGAATGCGCGCGGCCTGCCCGCTCATACCGACAGTTTCTTTTGTGACGGCAATATCAATTCGGTCGGCGCCACTGTCCCTCAATACGATCCACGCATCGCGATGGGC